TCTAGTAAGTATCAGCAGTTTCACCAGCCAGTGAGCAAGTAAAGAGATAAAGATGAACGAGTGTCGAGGGCAATTAACTTTGCCCTCGACACCAAATCATTGTAGTCAATATGATTAAACTTAATAGATTAAGCAAAGTAAAGCCGGCAAGCAAGGAGGATATGGACAGTGTTGTTCGCTCCATGCGCCAGGGCAATGATATGCGGCGAGCTGAAGAAGTATTGCTGCAAGCACAGACGCTGTATCAAAACATGTACCGTTTTCGCAGAGAGCGAGAGCGGAACAAGCGTTATAACTATGGAGACCAATGGAGCGACATTGTGTGCGTGAACGGCAAGAAAATGACGGAAGAGCAGTATATCATGAATCAAGGCAATATACCACTTAAGAACAACCTTATAAGGAGACTTGTAAGGAACGTCATTGGCGTGTACCGCAGTCAATCAACTGAGCCAACGTGTTACGCCAGAGATCGAGACGAGCAGAAGCTTGCCGAGACCATGAGCACCATGTTGCAGTACAATATGCAATTGAATCGCATGACTGAGATATATGCACGCACGATGGAAGAGTTCCTGATTTCCGGCATGATTGTACACCGCAAATGGTTTGGACGAATGAACGATAAGGAGGACTGTTGGACAGAATATGTACAGCCGAACAACTTCTTTATCGACAACCACATGAGAGACTTCCGTACTTGGGATTGTACGTGTGTCGGTGAGATTCATGATGTAAGCTTCGAAGATGTTGTGCACGAATATGCCAAGACACCTACAGACTATGCCAAAATCGCCGAGATATACAGAAATGCAAGAGATAAAACAGTCCTTACACAGGCATGGGAGCAATTTGGCTACTCCGAGAATCCGGAGATTGATTTCCTTGTACCACGAGATGAAAGCCGATGCCGTGTTATCGAGGTGTGGCGTAAAGAAACAAAACCACGCTATTGGTGTCATGATTACAACAACGGAGACGTCTACAAGATAGATATTGAAGATTACAAAGTAATGGTTGAAGATGAGAATGCGAACCGCCTGCAACAAGGCATGGCAACAGGAATGCCTCCAGAAGAAATACCTCTGATACATGCAGAATGGTTTGTAGATTCATTTTGGTACTTCTACAATCTTACGCCCTTTGGCGATATATTGAGTGAAGGGGAAACGCCCTACGCACACAAAAGCCATCCGTATGTATTCAAGGCCTACCCGTTCATTGATGGTGAGATACACTCCTTCGTGAGCGACGTGATAGACCAACAGCGCTATACCAACCGATTGATTACACTGTATGATTGGATTATGCGCAGCACGGCTAAGGGTGTGCTGATGATACCGAATGACAGCATCCCAAAAGGAATGAGTCCGGAGGACTTTGCAGAAACATGGAGCATGCCGAACGGAGTACTTATATACACCCCTAGTAAGAGCCGCGAAGTACCGCAACAAATCTCCGCCAACTCAACAAATATCGGTATCAACGAATTGCTCAACCTACAATTGAAGTTCTTTGAGGATATATCCGGAGTCAACGGAGCTTTACAAGGTAAGCCTGGTTATGCCGGCATGAGTGCAGCACTGTATAATCAACAGACGCAGAATGCAACAACAAGCTTATTAGACTTGCTTGACTCCTTCAATGAGTTCATTCGAGATGCAGCATACAAGGACGTTAAGAATATACAGCAGTTCTACGATGGGAAGCAGACGTTTAACATCGCAGGTAGAGCCGGAGTACAGGTTGAATACGACCCGAATAAGATTCGTGATGTCGAGTTTGACCTTAGTATTGTACCTAGCCAAGCCACACCGGCTTATCGTGCTATGGCCAACGACTTCTTGATGCAGTTGTGGCAACAACAAGCCATCAGCTTAGAGCAGTTGTTGCAAGCAGGCAACTTCCCATTTGCAGACGAGTTGTTACAAAGCATACAGTCACAGAAAGAGCAAATGGAACAAGGCAAAGTTCCGGAGGGCGTAAGTCCTCAGTTACTTGCGCAAGCACAGCAAGGAGCAAATATGAAAGCTGTAGGACAGTTGCAACAGGCCATGTCGCAACCAACACAACAAAATGCTTAAAAAGAAGCCGCAGAGACTACTTTACGATTATAAGAAATAGACTGACTGCCGCAGGTTACGATCTGCGGCAGTTGCATTTCGTAGAAGCTGATATGCAAACCGATGGCACGAGTCATAAGAAGGTCATCATGTGTACCGACTTTAGCTCCAAAAGAGCCGTTAGGCTTCTTCTCGTAATTCAAATACTCATCAATGCATCGCTTATCACGTTCGACGTAAAGTCCTTCACGTATCACCTTAACAAGTGTTGAGATAATCATCGGTTTGGTGGCCACGTTCGTATGGAAACCATATCGTATAGGAAGCCCTTGTATAATGGCATCCTCCGACTGCTTACGTGCATACAGGTTTGGATAAATATCTTTGATTTGGTTGAGGATTGCCGCCGACTGGTCACCATCCACATCGCGTTCACGATCGTGCGTCTCGAGTGTATTAGACTCGATAACGAGAAGGGAATTGTCGTAGAAGGCTGCAATCTGAGCAGCTTTCCAGGCAAGCAAGTCCATATCTATATGACCATACCATTGAGCAACGACAGCAGGCTTTCCGCCGCCCATCTGGAGCAATCGGTCAAATACCACAATAACAGACCAGTCGGCAGTGTGAGAACGTCCACCGACATCGACAACCGTAAGATAGCGGTCAGTCACTTCCTCAGTGTCGTTAGGGTTGTGCACGTCTGGCAGGTTCCATACATTGAGCAGACCTTGTGAATCTTCCTTGAAGCGAAGCTCACGTAAAGCATCTTCACCCTCATCACCATAGGCATAAACATCCCCAACATAACGAGGTTGTTTCGTGGTAGGACGAAGAGCCTCAACAGCATATTTGTCGAACACGGCAGAGCCTGAATTAACAAAAGCCTCAATATCGTCTGACGGATACTCAGAAGCCATAGAACCATGATCGTGATACTTTGCACGTTCTTCCACATACCAATGAATACCTTGCAGCGTAGCTCCAATTTGCCACAGCCACCACAAGTATTTACCTGACTCCTCACGGTCGGATGGTGCAAAAGTATTATTACGATTCGTGTAGAGCCATTTTGCAAAGGTTTTCATTTCTTCATTTGAAGAGAAAGGTAGCTGATAGAGTTCTATATCAAACCACGATATAAAGAGCGGAGAAAACTGCGATTTCACGTTCGGATCTTTCGCCGCTACATATTCATTGTGGAAGAAATTACCAACGCCATTAGCTGTTGATTCATAGACAATCATCGTATATGGCCGATACAACACACCGGAGCAGGCAGAGCGGACAATATCCTCGGGCCTCTTTCCGTCTGTAGCTTTCCACAGTCCTACCTCAGAAAGGTGTACCAACGCATAGTCGCCACCACGACAGGAGTCCGGAGACTCGGCGGAACCGATGGAGATTGTAGCATTACGTTGCGGTACAAGCTGAGTAAGACCGGAACGACCAACGCCCACGAGTTTATCTTCATTTTCGGAATAAACCTCCCCCACCTCATGGAGCATGGAGACCGGATATGCATCAATCATACGTTTAAACATTCCTTTGATAGTCTCAGAACCTTTATTGAAGTTGGATACAATAAGAGAGTTAAGACAAGTACGATGAACCAGTTGTAGCCAAGCCATATACAGTTGAGAAGTTGTAGAGCCACCCCACTGACGTGCCTTGAGCAATATAATGCGAATAGGCTGATTGGCCAGGCGCATAGATTCAAGCATCGCTACGAAACGACGTTGAGGATATGATAAGCGAAAAAGGCATTCAGGCTGACCCACCTCTTTGTTTTTGATGTATACGAAGGTTGCAGCCCAGAATGGAAAATCATGAAGGGAACGGAGACGAACATAACGGTCTAAGACAGCTTCCCTATCCTCGGCCTCCGGATGCTCAACACCCATGGAGCGCAACAGACCGTCCACTCCTTTATTGCGAATAAGCTCCTTGATAAAGGAATTATCCATCATGGATTTTGGCAGCCACATCTTGTTGATAGGAAAATCAGGAAGAGATACAAGAATACGCTCTCCTACCGACCCCTCCCCTGTAATAGGGTTGAATCGGGAAAACATATTATCGCATCGTTGGTCATTCTCGGCTATTATATCTCTAACACTTCTTCCCATTATTATAGAATCCGTTACGAATCTTGAAAAGTCTTTCAAGTGCAGATGAAGCCTCCATGTAGAACTTTGGCGCAGGGGAATTAACGACTTCGTAGACCAGTTCAGACAAATGCCAATCAGGATGTTGCTCACGAAGCGCGACAACACGACGATGAATCTCCTGGAACATCTCACGTTTGGAAGGTCTCATAGTGTCTAGCACCGGCTTTCCCCTCATGATAGCAGAAACAACCGCAGCAGCACGTTCTTCAGAAACCCAAAAGCGAGGTGCCGGAGAATTAACGATTTTATCGCCTATCTCATCGAGGCGAATGTAACATGCTTGAGATACACAGTTTCGGTAAGCTTTAAGTAGTGCAGCATTACGTTCACGTGTAAAAGCTAAAATTGATCCGAAAGACTTCATTGTATTGCACTTTTAAGGTTTTATTCTACTTGTAAAGATAACAACTATTAAGTCAAAAGATAAAGATGAAGAGGGTGACTGTGAACGTAACTTTGCTGATATAATAAGTATTCAATAAAACATATAACGATTATGGCTGAGGATAAGCAAGTTAAGAGTAAGCGCGACCAATTTGGGGAACGTTTAAAAAAGAAATATCCGGGAAAGGAGTACGCCGATGATGAGGCCTTATTCGGTCAAATCAATGACGATTATGATGAATATGACAATAAGCTTAACGGCTACGCAGAGCGCGAGGGTAAGCTGGTTGACATGTTCAATAAAGACCCGAACAGTGCACAGTTCATTACAGACATGGCACAAGGAAAAGACCCTTGGGTCAGTCTGATTAATCGCATCGGCATCGACGGTGTTAAGGAACTTCTTGAAGATCCTTCCAATTTGGATAAGTTTGCTGCAAGCAACAAGGAATATGTGGACCGCATGGCGAAGCAGAAAGGTCTTGAAGAAGAGTGGAAGAAAAATATGCAGACTACTCTTCAGATGCTCGAACAGAAACAGAAAGAACTCGGACTGACTGATGAGCAGGTAGATGCAGCAGCGGATTGGATTAAAGAAGTTACGAATGATGCTGTTATCGGTATCATCAAACCGGAGACCATCGACATGGCATTGAAGGCCATCAATCATGACGCCGACATGGAACAGGCGAGTGCAGAAGGAGAGATCCGAGGAAAGAACGCTAGAGCCGAAGCCTCATTGCGTAAGCCAACCAGAAGCGACGGTGTTCCAAAATTGTCAGGGTCCAACAATGCTCCGGCGCCGCAGAGAAGCAAAGGAAGTATTTTCGATATTGCAGACGAAGCGCGATGAAAGAGCATATCAAATTTGTAGAAAAGCCATTGCGACCGACCAAAGGTAGTGCAGGTTTGAATAGTCAACTACCGGGATGCGCAACGACGGTAGGTAATCTATCATCTGCCACCGGAGGCATTGCACCGGGCAACATGGTAAAAACAGATAAATAATTAACAGTAACAAAAGAAAACTATGGCAGAAGAAAACATTCAAGTAGGTACAGGAGCAGCCGTTCCTACCTCACCCGGCACAGCCGGAGTTCAATCACAAGCACCGGGGCAAGCCACAACTGTGAGCAACGCAGCAGGCGCAACAGGTGGAGTTGGACCTGGTAAATTTATTGAGACCGACATTGACGCTGAGCTCTTTCGCTTCCAAAGTGAGGACACAGCGTTGATGTCATTGATGTTAAAGGCGAAGAAAGTTAAAGTCAACTCTCCCGAAGTAGAGCACTTTATGATTGACGAGCAGCGCGCAACACTTACCACTAACACGGCAGTTACTAAAGGTAACTCCGCACAGTTTATTCTTCCGCTCAACGCCAACGACCAGGACATTCCTCGTGATTTCCACACCCTTTTAGTACCCGACGTTGATGGATACAGTGCCGACGGACAAACCGTAACACCTGGTAAGAGTCTTATGCTCTTTGTTACAGGTCGTGATACCACCACCAACAACCCGGTCGTAAGAGCCGTGAATGGTCCTAAAGCGACTAAAGATGATACCTTCTGTACCACACCAGCCATTCCGGCAGGAAGTAAGGTAAAGCTCTTGGCGAATGCTATGTATGAGACCCAAAAGGAAGTTGACCCCGATTTGATTGTACCTCGTCCTTCTATCGTGTATTTGCAGAAACGTGGTATGAATCAAGTCGTATCAGACTACTTTGAAGCGCAGAAGAAGCACATTCCGTTCACGCAGAGCCTTATTGCAGAGCAGGCAATTCTGAACTTTAAACGAGCAAGCAACCGTACCTTGTGGGCCGGTCATCGTGGAAAGTTCCCTGTAAAAGTACCCAAGCTCGGTGAGCAGATGGTATATTTCACTGAGGGTATTCGTTGGCAGTTCAAACGCGAATTGCAGCACACCGGCAAGTGGACCATTGAGAAACTCATCGCATTGGCTAAGATGTTCTTCACAGGCGAGGATGTACCTAAGACGGCCATTCTCCTTTCAGGTAAGAACCTCTTGGAGGATTTGCAGTGCATCGACTACTCGAAGCATCCGGAGATTCAAATTAACACTAGAGAGAACCCTATCGGTTGGAGTGTTACAAGCATTCATACTGTATTTGGTGACATCGACATCAAGCGTGAGCCGACTCTTGACACTCTTGGTTGGAGCAATAGTGGTGCTCTTCTTGGTGAAGATCGCTTGGTACACTACACCTATTCACAACAGCATGAGTTCAACGACCGTGTTGAAGGTGAAGAGGCAACGCGTAAAGGTATCGTCGTTTGGGATGGCTTGGCACTTAAGGGTGCATGTCATATTTGGATTGATGGTGAAGGCGAAAATGCTAATGCAGGTTCTACCACCTATGCCATTTGGGATAGCGAGGACGCTCCCGAAGGTGATGACCTTGTAGAAGGCCGCGTATATTTGTTGACGGTTGATTGTCCGGGCATCAATGCTTCGGCACAGAACGGACAGATGTGGCAATACAAGGGTGAGGCTACCGGTTGGGTAGAGTTCACCGGTGAGATTGACGCGGATTAATTTCTGATAATCAAGTAAACTGAAAAGTGGCGGAGGAGGGCCAACGCCCTCTTTCTCCACTTTTTTTATTAGTAACCAATAAATACGAATAACATGTTTAATAAAACTTATGGTGCACCTAACTATATGGATTGGGTAGCGCAAATTAGAGCAGGTTCCGCAACTGTAAAAGTACATTTTACAGGAGGCACGTTATCAGTGTATGGAGTCACTCCCGCCGAGTACACGACATCAAACAAGTTCATCCAGACTGTGATTGAGCAGAGCCAATATTTCAAAGAAGGTCGTATCACGTTGCTCAAATCCGTTGAGATTGCAGACACAAAGCCGGCAATCACCAAGACCGCAGCAAAGCCCACCAAGGCTAAAGCCACAGCGCAGACCGCTACCAAAGTTGAGGCAACCGCAAAGGAAGAGGCCACGGTTGAAACACCTACACCTACAGTGGCTCCCGAAACAGCCGAGCCAACCGAGACCGAGGAAACGCCAACCGAGGAAGCCGAGACCACTACCGAGGACAGCGTAGAATCCGAGTCGAACGGTTTGTTGAAAGTAGAAGTAACATGCCTGCAAGACGCCCAGGACTATTTACAACAGAACTACAGCATTAGTTCTTACAAAGTACGCACAAGAGCCGCAGCGCAGCAAGCCGCAAGCGAGCATGGCGTAGAGTTCGTAGGAGCAGGCTTTGTATCAACAGGCACATCTGAGGAAGCAGAAGCAACCGAGAGTGAAGAGACCGAATAAACTTAGGCGCTATGGTATATAACATCTACGATATAATGCGCGATGTGCGCGTATGCCTTGACCAAAATATGTCCAGTGAACAGTTGCTTGCCACCGATGATATTGATACGCTCTCGCTTGATGAGATAGTGAAGAGTAAAATATTAGAGGCTGTACGACTGGTACACATTCAAGCTCCGGTATATCTATTGGAGCAGGGCCATAATTTTGGAGATGCAATCTATTGGGGAGACCAAGAGAGCGGATGGACAATATTGCCGAATGATTTTATGCGACTAATCGTTTTTGAAATGAGCGATTGGGAGCGTCCGGTGTATGCAGCCATCAGCACAACGGATTCCGAATATGATCTACAAAGGCAAAGAGTGAAGGCGCTACGTGGTACCGCTCAGAAACCAGTCTGCGCAATAGCTGTGCGACCGGAAGGAAAAGTGCTTGAGTTCTACTCATGCAAGAGCGAAGATGCCTATGTAAGACGAGCGCAGTATCTTCCCTATCCTACGATTGACGAGAATGAGGGTGTCGATATTTGCGAACGTTGTTATATGGCAGTAGTATATACCGCAGCGTCGTTAGTATTTATAACGTTGGGAGCGTCCGATAAATCATCGGCACTATCCGATATATCTAAAACTTTATTACAATGAGTATACCAACAAAACAGATAGACGGAGATGTCAGCATCGGGCGAAATGTCAGTACCGGTGGTGATGTTACTATCCAAGGTGGTGCCAAGATTGCACATGACCTGAAGGTTGAAGGATGGCTCGAAGCAAAGAATCTAAAGTCGGCGAACAAAGGATTGTTCGCCACTGTTTCTGCACTTCGAGAAGCTTATCCACAACCACATGATGGATGGTTTGCAGGCGTATCAGCTTCATCTTCCGACATTCAGGAACTAGGTCTTACCGTTCAAGAAGGAAAGGCGCTGTTCCGGATGTATGTAGGAAGTGGAGGCGATTGGGTGTGTGAACCTATCAACAAGTTGTATGAAATAGTCGTTGACAACGAACAGGTAGAAAACCTGAGCGAAGAGATTACAGCCCTTCAGACTGCACAAAATTCTCTTACGAAAAGAGTTGATGACCACGATGACAATATTAGTAGTATCGGTACACAACTGACAACACTTGGCAATTCCATTAATACAAATTCGAAGGACATTGACACATTAGAGACGCGAATGGATAAAGCTGAGGCCTTTGAAGCAACAAAAGGTGAGGCTAGCGGTATTGCATCTCTTGATGAATCCGGTAAGGTTCCATCAGCACAGTTGCCAGGCTATGTGGACGATGTGCTCGAGTTTAATTCTATTGTAAGCGACGTTTCTGTGCAAGAAGGGAAATCTGATGAAAGTTCTACTTCGGCTAACAATGCAGTAGTGTACGATGATGTAGCAAATCGTTTTTTGCTACAGACTATGGTTGTACAATCTTCAAACACAGATTCAACATCCGAGTTAAAGGTCTTGTTAAATTACTATACTAATTGGTCCGATGCAGAAACCTTCGGAACTACTGATAGTAGTGGCATCATACCGGTCAATGGAAAAGTGTATGTATGCGAATCCAACAACAAAACGTATCGTTGGAGCGGTAGCCAACTTGTTACCATAGGCACGGACCTTGCTCTTGGATATACATCAAGCACGGCATTCCCAGGTGATGAAGGTAAGCAAATACAAACGGACTTAGTCCAGGTTACTGCTCGTGTAGCAAATACAGAGAAAAGGCTGATAGACAACAAGGTACTTCCTTGCGATGGCGAATGGGATGGTGAAGGTAATGAACCATCTAGTGGCGTATGGCTTTGCAATAACGGCGAAGGAGGTGTGTATTTCCGTAGTTTCGGTAGCACCGACTTTTATGGCTATTCATCAGAAGAATACAACTCAGACAATTCTGCCAATGCATCCACGATCTATCGTATAGATACGACGCTTTATCGTGTAAAGGATAACCGGTTAGAGGAGATTGGTGGATCATCAATAGGCAACTGTTACAACGTGACAGCAGCCAGACTCACTAACGGTGACGAGCTACCTAGCAGCCCTGCCACTTATGACACAAAACAAAGCGCTATAGAATATGCTATTGCACATGGAGCAGTAAGTATCGGCGTGCAAATAACGTATGCTGCAAGCAGCAAAGGCTGGAGAACTTTCCAATACATCGGACTCAAAGAGGACAAGGAAAGCTGTGCTAACCTTGATAATTGGCTTGACATCGCCGGACAAAGTGCCGGAGAGGAGACCATACTTAACATCAACGAGGTATGCAAAGAACTCACAGGAAGTAGCGAATACAGTTTGCTGAGTGCTGTAGCGGCATTGCGTAAACTTGAAGATAGCAAGGGCCTCGAGTACCTAAAAGATGGACTTGTTATCACCTACTGTGTAAGTGCTACAGAACACACTTGGGAAACCAAACAACTACTTGATAAAGCAAGCGCCGATAACACAGAGGCATGGCAAGATTTTGGTGGAGGTGGAGTAACAACCATTGAGACAAGTGGCACACCTGTAAGCGGAGGAACAGATGCCTTTAGTACAGGAGGTGCTTACGACAGGATTATTGTCGACTTCGAAGAAAGCTTCAGTGAAGATGGTAATTCAAAAACTTACCAGCCTGTAAATGCAGCTCGAAAAGCAATCGGTAGTGCTATCACCGTTCCGCTTAGTAGTGGAAGCGGAAGCACCGACGCGACATCGTTTGCAGCTCGTTTTGAAAGTCAAACCATATATGGCGCAGCCGGAGGAACGATTGTTGGCAACTTTGCCGCACGAAGTGTGACACGTATGGGAGACGAAGAAGTTGTAAACAATATTGCAGAAATAACAGTGAGTGACGCCAACACAGGCGTAACACTCAAGACAGAGACGCTCACCAACGAGCGCAGCTCATCATCTTTGCAAGATTATAAATTCTCCGTTGACTTCTCCGATTGGTTTGACGGCGCCGGCACACGTAGCTTCGTTATCGCAGTAAAGGACCAAGAAGGAAACGTGCGCAAGGTAGATATTACTGTTAACAGCGTTGATGTTACCGTGGAAATATCAAAGTCACTCCACGAATGTCGCGTAACGGCAGGCGCAGGAATGACCACTATAAGCAGCTTCTATATTTTTCCGCGCAACACTCTTGGAGGTAACGGCGGTGGTATTGATGCCATCATCGAAATACTTTGGGATGGAGAGTGGAAGGAGTTAGGTAGCGCGAATGTACAAAAGACATTCTCGCAAGACATCAGCATCAATCCGACCAATGTATTGGGAAATGGCGAAACGATGACTCACGGCTCTTACCTGTTGCGTATTCATGGCTATGCACCTAACGCAAAAGTAACAGGTAACTACGTATATACCTCCATTATGTGTGTAGACAGCAGCAAGAGCACCGAGCCTATTGTTGCTATCCGCTATGATGCAGCTAAGTACGATGACCATTTGCAGGGCACGGTTTCCTTGTACGACGTCGTCAACTTGCAGATTGCAGCATACACCGAAGCGAGTGTGAGCGGTAACACCGAAGTCACCATCACAGCCAACGACGAGACAATCCAAACGTTTAACGCTGCATCTTCATCTACCTACAGCGTGAAATATCAGATCCAGGGATATACCGATGGTGAAACCATTGCGTTTATTGCAACAGGTAAATACACTTTGAACGGAACAGTACACCAAAGCACAAGTCCTACCATCAACGTAACGGTGGATGGCAGCGCTATTGATGTGACGTTGAAGAGCGGAGCTGCATTTGGTTATGACTTTGCCCTTCGTACCAATTCCGACATTGACAAAACCATCAGCGACAACGGTGTAACAATGAGCGTTAACGGTGCCAATTGGCGTACCAACGGCTTTGTCACCTACCTTGGTGAGAACTGTTTGCGTATTGCCGAGAACATGACTACGGAAATCCCCTACCGTCCAATGTCGTTATCGACAGCTGAGAGCGCAGGTCTAGCAGTACAGTTTGCCTTCGCCACCAACAATATCAAAGACAAGGATGCCATGCTCATGCACTGTTATGATGCAGCCACCGGAACCGGATTCTATGTCAAAGGAAACGTTGCCGGTATCTACTGTTCTAAGGGTGTGAAGCATCAGCTTCAAGAGCGTAAGTTCAGATGTGGCGAAAAGATTACCATGGCAGTGGTAGTTGAGCCTTCCAGCCGTGCCTATACGCGAAGTAACGAGAAATACGCTACTATCAAGATGTATCTGAACGGTGAAGAGGTTGCTTGCCTTGGTTACATTCCAGGTCAGAACGCTATATCCCAGAATAAGCCAATCAGCTTTGATGGTACAGACGGAGACTTCTACCTGTATTACATCATGGCTTATGAGAGCCATTACGAGTGGGCCCAGGCATTCAGTAACTACCTTGCCAAGCTCACAGACGTGACCGCGATGATGGAAGAGTACGATAGTGAAGATGTGCTTGACAATCTTAACCGTCCGAGCCTTGATAAACTAAAGTCAAAGAATATGCCCTACTACGTAATTGTGGCAGCGCAAAGCGTCTTTGACGAGTTTGATAGCGACACGGACACGTCAGCGAAATTCACTTGTCAACTGTATTACTTCAATCCCGAATATCCGGAGTTGAACTTCTATGCCACCAACGTACAATGGCGTCGACAAGGTACGACATCAGCAAAGCGACCAATCAAAAATGACCGCTTCTATCTGAACAAACAGATAGACAAAAAGAACCCATTGCCGCAAGTGGTAACCTTGCTAAACCCCAACGAGGACACAGCGCTCGGGCGCAAAGCCATTGCGCTTGCGGCCAAGAACTATGTGCTTGTACAACCGGAAGGCATCCCTGTACAAATAATCACTGTGAAGGTGGATTATTCAGACAGTAGTAATGCCAATGACTGTGGCGTGTGTGACATGATGAACAACACGTTTAGAGCCATGGGTAGCGACTATCAGACACCGGCACAGCGGGCCTATGACGGCACATTCACTGTTGGCGATACGGTTATTGAAGGGTGTAAAATGGACCACTCTACCAAGAACCACCCGATTGCAGTATTCCGCTCTACTTCCGACACGTTGACCGATGCATGGTTCCACGCCAAGGGAAATTGGAAGGAAGATAAGGGTGAGCAGGTTGCACTCGGTTTCATGAAAACTCCGGGATATAACAAAGGTTGTCTCAACTATGGAGACTTTGTAGAATACTTCGGAGAAAGTGGAGAAACACTCAGCGAGATTGAGGCACGTTTCATGAAAGACTCTTCTGTTGACACTAGCAAGATTTACCTCATCAGCCAATACTGCGGACGTGACTATGCTTTCTATCGCTATACCAATGGCGCATGGACACGTTCTACCGGAAGCATGAAGCAAGTAAACGGCAAGTGGGTCATTACCGGTGATGTGCTCAATCCTGTAACAGGATTTGAGTTACTATCATATCAAGGATTCTGTTGGTGGAAAGGCGTTTCTGGTGTTGACGAGATGATGAAAATGGAGGCAGGTATGTCTTCATGGGTACAGAAGCTCGTGAAAGCCGGTAGCGTATCAGCATCCACCTTCCCGAAGTGGACTCAGTTCTTTGAGTGTATGATAGACGATGATCAGTTGCAGATAGACCTTGCCTATGGTAGGAAGGTGCCTTATGACCTCTACCGCATGTTGAAGTTCTGCAACGACTGCGATATGATTTCTCCTCTTGATGACAACGAGAACCGTTGGGAGATTGTCGAAGATAGCGCCAAGAAAAAGAATTGGCAAGAGAACCTGTGGCAATATGCATCTCCACAGAGTCTGTATGCCTACACGCTCTTTACCGACTATCTTGCAGCGACCGACCAACGAGCAAAGAATATGCAGCCGATGTGGTTCTTGGAAGATGGAGAGAGCGTCACCAATGGTGTTTACTCGACAGACCACGCGCTAAGAATGTACCTCAACAAGGTATATGACTGCGATACCTGTAACGGTAAGGACAACGACGGTGGATGTACCGTAGATGCAGAAGCAGACCCGAACCGCATGACAGACGATGAATATACCAATCCTTATGCCGGTTACGGATCTATTCTGTTCAACAATGTTGCAATAGTCCCGACCGTATATCTAGACGCTACGCACAGCGCCAACAAACAGCTGACGCTGACAACCGTTGCCGCAGCTATGCGTACATCCAAGACAAGCGTTGACGGAACAGATATGGTCCCCTTCTCACCGGAGGGCGCATCCTACTTCTTCGTAGAGAAGCGCTTGAAGTTTTGGAAAAAACTCATCTCCTCATACGACGGAGAGCGCAAGTACATTGAGAGCGTCGGCAGCAGTGATGATATTTATTTCTATGCGCTGCAAGGTTTGGGTTTAACGGCATTGCCACAGTTCATCGAGCAGCGTTGGCGCATCAGAGACGGATATTATCAGACCGGCCAGTTCTTTAGCGGAGTATTGAGCGGACGTACCTCTTGCGCAAGCAGCTCGGCGAGAATTCGTATCAAGGCAGCGATGACAGGTTACTTTGGTATCGGTCACGACTCGAGCGGACAGCTTGATGAGGTGGTATTCCTTGAAGCAGGTGAAGAGCACTACTTTACCGAGTTCAGCCATACAGAAGCCGCATTGATGTATATCTATCAAGCAGACAGGCTCTCGGAAATAGACCTCAGCGAAATCAGCCTTGACAGCAGTTTCAACTTCCAAGTGATGACACTTGCCGAGAAGATTATCATCGGTAGCGATACACACAAGGACGTGACCATTGGTTCTTATATCGCCATCAGCTCATTGCCGTTAGGCTCACTGCCTTTCCTGCAAGAACTCGATGTAAGGAACACCACCGTTAAGAGCATCGACGCAAGCAGTTGTCCACGTATTGAATCTATTAAGGCAAGCGGCACGCCACTGCAAAACTGCACTGTGGCCGAGACCTCACCTATCAGTGAGTTAGAGCTTCCAGGCACCATGACAGAATTGTCACTTGTCAACCTGCCCAACCTTACCTATCCAGGAGGATTGAGCATTGCAGGCTTTGGCAGTGTAACCAAGCTTATGGTTAGCGGATGTTCTAACGTTGACGCTATCACGATGATTAAAAACATCGTAGCAGAAGCCGGTGGTCTACAATGTATCGGACTGCGCGACGTGAATATCACCGCGAGCGTTGAAGTCTTGCGCTCACTGAAAGCCACTAATGCCTATGGTCTTGATGAGAACGGCAATGACATCACCTCAGATAAGACTTCTGAAGGTAAGGGTAAACAATGTTCCGGTCTTACTGGACGTTGGATATTGTCAGAGTTAATCAGCGAAGAGGACGAGAACGGAGTTGCAGGTCTGAACAGTCTGCAAGCCTACTTCCCGGCACTCGATCTATACAACTCTCAATTCTCCATTGTGAGATGTGATGATACCGTTGACGCTCCGGGCGAGAAATGGGGCAACCTTGACAACCTTACAGGCGCGCTCTATAACGCAGCCTACAAGAGTTCCGGACACCCTGTGCGCATCTTTGAGAACACCTGGGCATGTAGAGCCGACTACAACGCCAAGTTGCAGCGTCTTGAATTGCGCAGACTGAGCCGCGCTAACTTCAACTACATGTATGACGGAAGCGAGATAGACCTTACCGACGTAGCAGGCAGCGGTTATGACATCATGCATATCCTTGGCCATGGTTGGTATAAGGGAGTCAATGACTTCAAGAACCAAAACAAATACTACGTATGGTCAAGTTGCGACGATGAGCCGTTATCTTCTGCTAATGTCAGAAAGATTCACACCTTGTCAGACTTACTCTATTCCGAGAGTCAAGGAGTGTATGTTAATGAGAATACCGAAATTGGCGTAAGCATATCAGACTTACTTGGACAAGGATCTAATGTCAATGTATATCGCGTTGATGTAGATGGAATGAAGCAAGTTCGTTGGCCTGGCATGAACAATACCACCATGGGATGTGCGTTTACAGACGATGAAGGAGTCGTTGTTAAAACATTCCAGATGGCGGTAAGCAACACTAACTTTGACTTCACATTAGGAAGTTACATCTTTGAAAGCGTACCGACCGGTGCTAAGTGGTTCTTCTTTACTACTTTCAAAGGTCTTGACAGTAGTGAGGTCCATGTAGTGGATAGTGACAGTATTGAAGCTATTGAGCCTGAATGGACAGAGATTAAATCTCCCAAAGGCCTCAACGAACAGATTGAAGACGGTTCTGCTATAGGTACCTATCCTATTACGATTGACGGTCTTGGTATGCCCAGAAGTATCAGCGGTAGTGTTAAATCAAAAAAAGGTACAGGAACATCTGTAGTCAATGTCAATTGGCAGTACGACGAAGATGGAACGGCCACTGAATTGCCATCCGGCACGATCAACTACTGCATGAAGGACTTCCAAAACCTTGCTCGACTCAGAGGAAAAGGCTACCAGCTACAGGACTATGAGCAACACAAGGAGACAGCCATCTTGTGGTGGTGCTTGAACGGTAACAGTGACGAGCAGAGCATTGTTGGACGAGGTGTGCATGATGGAACGCTGAATAGTGCTGATAGTATTGGTATGGCAGATACGTCCAGCAGCGCCAATGTATGGAACTCTATCCTTGGTATTAAAGGATATGTAGGTTGTGACTCGGAATGGCTTGACTACATAGCGCTGAATGTGACATCGTATAAGGAGTTCTTTAAGAATAAAGGTTCAGAGGTATCCACATTCTCTATCGACGGTGTGGCACATATCATGGACCCTATCACCAAAGAAGAACGTACTGTGCAATGTCTCACAAGTGGAAGTGGAAATGATATTGTTCGTCTTGTGCATGGTGCTAAATGTGACATCCTGCCTTCACGAACAGTCAGTGATACCAGTCAGTACATTGTAGGATTCTGTGCAGGATATTGGTACGCAGCTTCACGCAGCCGTGCTTTTTTGCGGTCGGGCTACTACTCGTATGCGTACAGCGGTCTCGCTTGTGCGAATGCGCTCAGCGCTGTTTCGTACTCGAGCGCGTTCATTGGCGCGCGTCTGGCCTTCCGAGGGCGAATGATCGTTCTCTCGTAGAACGACTGCTCGACGATTTTCGACAGGTACAGAACCGTGGGCATCATAGCCCCGGTTGCTGCACCTTTTCTTTTTTAGAACATTTTATAAGAAAAAAGTTTTTAAGAAATAGGAAGATTTAAATTTAATTGATAACTTTGCGTTTGGAAAATATCCGGGCGGACAACCCTCACAGCCGTGCTTTTTTGCGGTCGGGCAACAACTCGAATGCGAACAGCGGTCTCGCTTATGCGAATGCGAACAACGCTGTTTCGAACTCGAACACGAACAATGGCGCGCGTCTGAACTTACTGAGGTTAAAAATCGTGTGACCCTGCAAGGCAACGAGATTGCCACTGTAATCCGCGAAGGGTTTGAGCCTCGCTAGAGCCATGGGCAGAAGCGTCTAAGACGGAAAGCCGAAACATTGCGCAACCTCACAGTGTGGGGAGTTCATTAGAGATTCCCCACAGGACCGGAAGGCCGAAACTATGAATAGATGGATGCATATACTACACATAATATCAAATATGATTTAATACCGCAGGAATGCATCAATCTCCCTGCGGCACTGGAACGTGCCGGTTTCCCAATCACAAATATTTTGCATGAGATTGTGTCCGATAAGAACCTCTCGGATGGTTTTGATTATATCATCAGCCATTTAGACACCAAAGAACAGCGCGAGAAGTATTATTCAAGAGATAATCCGGAGAAAGGGGAACGAGATAAGAGAGCGCTGTTAGCGAAACTCAAAAAAGAATTGGAGAAAGGAATATTCAGAATACGTCCGGAGAATATTCGTGAGATGATAGTGGATGATGGGCCGAAGATACGAATAGTACAGGCGCCACGAGTCTATTACAGAATCGGATGTCATGTGATAATGGTTGTGGTAGAGAAATATGTGAACCCTACATTGATAGTCAATACCGCAGCGAGCATCAAAGGACGAGGTATGCATTGGCTTTATCATCGTATGACCGAGGACTACGATAACGTACCGGAGTTGATGGACTTCTATTACAAGAATGACATCAAAGGTTATTATGACAATATTAGCCAGGAACGGATGAAAAGAATCATTAGGCAGTATATTGCCGACCCTGTTGTACTTGGCTTCCTGGATAACTTCATCACGCTGTTAAAGTCAGGAATCTCGAAAGGTCTCAGGTCAAGTCAATGCTTTGCCAACCTTTATTTATCGCCGGTAGATCATGTGATGTGTTGCCATGTAGAGAAGTATATCTCCAAAGGCGGAGAGACACGATACCTGTATGAGCGATATATGGATGATGCAGCCATGTGGGCAGCGGATAAAAAGAAATTATGGTTATTGCATGATATATACCATGAGGAGACAGCGAAGTTAGGACTAACGGTAAAGAACGACGAAGCCATCAGACCGATAACCGAGGGTATAGACTACCTCGGTTTTGTTTTTTATGGCACACATGCAAGAATACGCAAACGAACCAAGAAGAAAGCAGCACGTCACCTTACAAAGGTAAAATCGAGAAGACGCAGGAAAGAGCTGATAGGCTCATTCAAAGGGATGGCCTGCCATGCCGATTGCAAACATTTATATTACAAACTAACGAAGAAGCAAATGAAGAAATTCGGAGAGATGGGAATCACTTATAAGCCGGAAGATGGAAAGAAACGCTTCCCCGGCAAGGTGGTACCGATAAGAGCAATAACCAATACACCCATAGAAATATATGACTATGAAGCAGACCTAACGACCTCACATGGAGATGGACGATACCTTGTAAGCTTCCGTAATGTGTCAGACGGAACATTCGCCAAGTTCTTTACAGCGTCGAAAGAGATGCAAAACATATTAGACCAAATCAATGCTGTGGAGGACGGCTTCCCGTTTGAGACTACCATCTTGATGGAATACTATGATGGCAAGAGCCTCCCCAAATTTACATGACTCAAAAGATAAAGAACCGGATATACCTTGTCGCTGTATCTTTGTTGCACTATGGATAAGATATATGGTACAACGGTAAGACAAGACGGCCTGTACAAAATTGGGCGTAAATCATACACGCTTTTTTATGGGCTGTACACGGATGATCAAGGAAGTAACTACGAATACAGATGCTCCTTTGACCATAAACCGACATGGGATGAGGTGAAGGCCGTGCTGATAGAAACCATCAACGCACAGACCAAAGAAAAAATCCTCAACGGTTTTACATGGAACGACATGAAAGTGTGGCTATCAGAAGATAACCAACGTAACTTCATGATGATAAGCGACTTCGGTGATGACAGTTTTCCCCTTCAAGTCAAGATTAACGAAGAATCTGACGGCACCCCCATCTACCATACATTTGCCAACGCAGCAGAGTTTAATGAGTTTAGCCAACAGGCATCACAATATGTCATAGAGACATGGATAGCCGGTTGGAACGAGAAAGACCAGCTCGACGCTGCGACCTTTGGATTTTGAACCCAGGATTTTCAAGTTATATAAGGTGTTTCAGAGCTACGGAATGTGCGCACATCCGTAGCTCTTTTTCTTTAAGTCAAAAGATAAAGAGACGTTAATAGCTCCGGATTATAACTTTGCTGCAAACAATATAAACATGGATACAATCATTTCAATGGACAAGCTCTACCTGTTTCTCGGAGCATTCTTTGCGGTTTGCGTCTTAGTGATAACCGCCATTATGCTCGATCTATGGGACGGCGTGCACACAGCTAGAAAAACCAATCAGCGTGTACACTCGCACAAGCTCCGAGTAACGATAGCAAAGATGAGCGAATATTTTCGTTTCATCCTAATCGGCTTTTTAGTTGACTGCATAGGCTTCCTCTTCTCGTTTTATGCGTTACCCTTCGTGACGCTGTTGTTTGGAGTAGGTCTTATCGTTGTGGAGGCTAAAAGCATGTTTGAACACGCCACACGTCGTAAGAGTCACATGACACAGTTGCCAGACATTATACAGGCCATTGTGAATTGTGCACATGATAAAGACGCCAAGAAACTTATAGACCGGATACAATCACTCAACTTAAACTCAGAAGAATGAAAATACTAATTGACAATGGCCATGGTAATCCACCATTGAAAGGTGGTAAGTGCAGTCCGGACAACCGGCTGAAAGAATACTTTTATTGCCGTGAGATAGCTCAGCGAGTAAGCCGGCAGTTATCTTTGAAAGGCTATGATGCCATTCTGATTGTGCCGGAAGATACAGACACAGCGCTGAAGGAGCGAGTACGCAGGGTTAACGCCTGGTGTAACAAGCTCGGCAGTAAAGAGGTTGTGTTGGTGTCCATCCACAACAATGCAGCAGGAGCCGATGGGAAGTGGCATGATGCCAGAGGATTTTCAGTATTCCTAAGCTCAAATGCCTCAAGCAACTCGAAAAAGCTGGCACAGATATTTACAGATACGGCCATCAGCATGAATCTAATGGGGAACCGTTCAATTCCTAAAGAGAAGTATTGGGTACAGTCGATAGCCATGACAAGAGACACCAAATGTCCGGCTGTATTAACGGAGAACCTCTTTCAGGATAATGAGTCGGACGTCTCTTACTTGCTCTCGGAGGAAGGTAAAGCTGCTATCACCAAGCTACATGTAGATTCTATTATTGCATACATAAATACGATATAAGATGAAAGCAGAGAATTTAAAGAAGTTTTGTTTGCTTATTGCCGGCACAATGGTCGGCATATTACTCGGATTCTTCTTCAGCCAGTGGAACCATTACACCACGGGAACTACCGAGAAAGTAGAAACATACATAGACACCATACCGTACTACGCACCGAAGCCGCAGTCGGAGTTGGTGTTGGGCACATCTTTATACACGCTACCGACTATATGTTTCTTCGGTGGAGGAAGTGGAGGTGAACCGCGAAGGCAAGACAGTACAATAGTTGCGCATGATAGTATAAGGACCCTGGAAATGTTTGGCACAAGCGCAGGAGGGAAACCACGATGTAGCAACGACAGTGCAATAGTTGTTGAGTTACCAATGATACAGAGACACTATGCCGATAGCACATACGAGGCATGGGTCAGCGGACCGATAGGTCCAAAGCTCGACAGCTTGCGCATCTTCCAGCCAACAACCATTATCACACGCCAAGCCGCTAACACCAGTCGTTGGCACATTGGCGTTACAACAGGATATGGCTGTTGCACGAAAGGGTTTCAGCCGTATATCGGCATTGGACTAACGTATTCATTAATCAGTTTTTGACAATGGAAATAACACTGACCATCAGCAAAGAGGCTGTTATGAAAGAGGTTGCCACAACTACGGCATACACCGGAGCTAAGATGGACGCCGATGCAACGGCCCTGGATCGTATTTCGACGGTTGACGAGGACGAGAACCAACTTGACCGCTTTTGGGATGAATGTCGTTCAGACTTATGCCAAGAGCTGATAGGCATGGTGACCTTTGAAGGGGAAGTATCCTCTTCGGAGGATGCTCAGGAAGCTTTAGTGGCACCGCAATATGAATTGAAGCTTGACGTTTCAAAGTCGTTTGACGACGCGCTATTGCCGAGCATGAAGGTGAGTCTGTTTAACTACTTTGTCATGGGTATTGCCGCTAAGTGGTATGTATATACCAACAAGCAGGAAGCCGGAGACTATGCCGACAAGGCAGCAACGCTTCTGGATGACATCCATCGCAAAGCAGTCTACAAGAAAAAACCGACACGCCCCACTTACGATGATTAACTTTTAAACCCACATCACAATGGAACAGAAAAAGACCATTACAGTGACGCTTGAAACGAAGGAGTTGAAGTTCGACGTAATGAACAAGTCACACCTTACCGGACAAGCACGCAAAGCCGGTGGTGCGGACTACCAAAGCACGGCTTACATGCAAGCGAGTGAAGATGATGAGCACTCTTATCAGATATTACGCTCCATCAGCAATGCCTTCTCACATCTGAAGGTAGAGCTTGGTGAGTATCTGCACGAAGATGGCACAACATCTAACAACCGAATCAACAAAGCAGTTGAGGCTGATGAGCCACTTACGCTCTCCTTCCTACTGCCGTCCAACTTTAATAATTCTGCTTGCGACAGCCTCGGAGGTATGCTCCACGAGTACATTGTGGACCGCACACTTTCCGAGTGGTTTGTCATCACAGACAAGGCAGATGCCCAGGACTATGCGAATCTCGCTACGGAAGCCCTTGACAAAGCCAAGCAAGCATTGTACAAACGTGAGCGTCCAACACGCCCCACTTACACTGATTAAGCCATGTATCACATAGGTTGCAGTAATAATTGTTATGATCCTGACGCGAAGGATTCTAAGGCCACCAGAAAAGTGACCTTGGAGTTCTTGCGTGAGGAACTAATCTACGATATAAAGAACTACGCCTATATTGAGGGCCATGTGTGGGGAGATGAAAATCAACACGCACAACACACCCTCGTTGAGATTGGCGAAGAGGGAAATGTGGACAGAGTGAACCGCATTCTCGCAGCGGTGTATGCCGCAGCTGTAGAAATGCTCTATCCTTACACCAAGGAAGAGCCGGAAGAATCTGAGGTCATTAATGACCGCCTATGGACACCGGATAAGTACCCCATTGAAATGAGTGTGCCTGTCACTATGTCCAGGACCACGCTGCACCTTCTCAGTAGGCTTATTCATGAGTTCATGGTAGCAAGAGTGATTCACGATTGGCTGAGCATCACACATCCGGACGCCGCCAAGAATTGGTTGGATAAGGCCATGGAGGCTGTGGATGAAATCAACGTCATCAAGAATAGTCGCACAGGTGTGCTTACCAGACCGGCACACCCATTCTAAACACATACCACCGGCGTTTACCGGAGGAATTTACCCGACAAGACGAGAGCCGAGACGCATCACGCGCCCCGGCTCTCTTACATTATTAACCTTAAATTTAGATAGATATGAAAATTTTGCCTTACCTTGGTTGGTCTATTAGTCTAGGATTGAATTGGAGCGATGCTCCATAAATGCTTTCTCCTTCCGCAAGATATGTAACACACGCTATGCGGAAGTATTTGTATGGTGTTCCACGGAACCCACGAAGGTAGTGGTCTTTAGAGGACCATACAGGGAACCAATTTATTAAATCACGTGAGCCATAGAGAGCGGATTGCACGTGACCTTTGGCGAAGTTTCCACGCTGTATTATCGTATCCATGGTCTTTAGCACATCCGGCATCTCCAGTTTGATAGCACGAGTTATGAAAAAGCCTTTGTTCTGCGTTACATCCGATGAACTGAAATCAATCAAGTTACCTGCACTATCCATGGCAAGTGCCTCCGGATATGAATTTACTGTTGAGGTAATAGAAGATTGCATCATGCCCCAAAGCTTTGATTTCAGAGAGAACACATAAGCATACGGATAAGCAGCGTTAAAGACTATGATACGTTGATTCACGTAGTCATACGTCATTCTACAATCAGCGATAAAGGTCTTGAACGGAACAATGGTTGTCTCTTGTTCGCTCACACCTGCATAAGAGAGCAGTTGGTTACAGCCTTTCAAATATTTGATGGTTTGCTCCGTGATATTATCAATAGAATCAGAGATACATTGCGACTGAGAGCCGGAGACCAACATAATTCCACGGTCTGTGGCGAACAATACCGATGAATCAATTTGCGTGATTGAGTCGCTACCAAGGACGACATCACGTGTAATAGGCTGTTTGGCAGTGTACCCACCTGTAGAACTTACCTCGAGCGCCCACACGCCCTCATCTGAGAATGCGTAGAGAGGGAATTGGCCGAACTGACCTTGAGAAAGCGCTCTAGCCGCGGAACAAATGCCAAGCAGTGTGCCTGTGCCGATTGTATTAATTCCTGTCACCGGATAGAAGAATGGGTTATTTACCTCGGAAGTATATAGCTTCGACGGAACACTGACTGTGCCGTTATCAGCATCTAATGATGATGGATCATCTTCCTCTATCTCCGGAGGCGTAAACGACGAAGAGTTATCTTCGCGCGTCGTGCCATAGTCAAGTAGCGCATACGCACCGTTGAGATAGTCGTGCGCAGTCAAATCAATGTACATCTTCTCAGTACCATTCGTAATGCATATCTTGTAAGCATTTACATTTGGATAGAAGAAATAACAACAGGAATGGTATTTATATCTGCCGGTATAAGAATATGTCTCTTTGCCATCAGTATATTTTTTACTTTCAAATGTGCCGTATGCCATAGGAGATACGAATCTATCATATAAATACAATGAGTTTTGCACGACATAGTTTGCACCATTCTCTTTAATGTAAACGGTGATAGGTTCCATCGTATCTACCAGGTTCGTCGCTTTGATGTTCAACTGATTATTATTGCTCGAATCAAAATTAAAGAGCATGATGTTGTCTACGTAAGCGAACATACCCTGCAACGAGAATCCTTTGAACAGTTTGCGACGTACTCCAGCTAGATTCATACGGTTATTGTATGCAAATGAATAGTCTGCGTGTATTTCGTCGTGCGTCAAGTAGTCATCCGTCATAACCTCACGAGCCACAAGAGATTGCAGATACTCATCGTCCACTACAATGTTTGTACGAGTATTGCTTCTATAGTTGTTATATACATCGTTAATATCAAGAGAACACAGTTTGTAGAACGTTGAACATGAACGAAGTGATTCTGAGTTCTTATCGTCTGTAAATTCCGGCAAATGAATTGTTTCAGAAGGATATTCACGAGATTGGTTGAAATACATCGCGTAGATATGTGAGTAGTCCCATTCGGCATAATACTTCAGAAAGTCTCCATCAGACACCGGGCCAAGGATGCAATCCTCTTGTGGCTCAGAATCCTTGGATAATGTTTTATCACTATACAGACGACCAATAAATTTAGTATCGAAGTTGTCACTATCATAGAAGGATGTTATCTCTCCCTCTTGATCATATGTGTAGATAGGCTTAGAGATATATACATCTACACTTTTGATAATGTCTGACCACTTTTCAAGTAGATAAGCATCACTACTTGTTACTACCTCGTAATCTAGTGTTGAGGCTACCATCATCATATCAAGCTCGGCAGATGTGTATTTGTCTTTCTTTCCTTTAAGGCGATTCCACATCACCACCGGTGCCGCTTTTGTCTGAGGGTTCATAAGTATAGGTGCTGAATGTCCTATCAATGTTCCATCATACATACGTAAGGCATAGCGCACGAAGAACGGGAAGCAGAAGCGACCTTTGTTTATAGTCTCATTCGCGATAAAGCGATTAAGTTTTGCCATTACCTGGCTTGTTATAGAGGTCTTATTAGCTTCCGTAAACGTTGAGTGTATATCCTCATCTTTGATGCTGTCAAACGTAATGGTGAACGTGCTCTTGTCATCGTCAACCATACTAAACAAGCGAGGATGACCGACCAGACCAAACGAAAGTTCGAGATTTGGAACATGATCGCCCAGTGAAAGGTAAGAGCTGTTATCTTTCCAAAGGAAATAGTATGTTGCATTAGTGCAGAATAGCATGAGTGTGTTGCCTACAGCATTAGCATGTTTGAATCCTGTAAAAGTTCCACTAAACTCGTTAACCGTAGAGCTATCTTCATTTATCCATCCTAACTTAGACTTTGTTTGTGAGTGGACTATATAGTGCACAGTATTAGCTTTCGGCTTGTGTATAAATACCACTCGATAATCTCCTTCAAGAGTAAACCTAACTCTTGGTGGAAGAATTGAACTGAGACTCCCATTTTCATTGATTAAGTTTACTGATTGCGCGAGGTCCCCATCTTGACATTCATAGTCTGATGGAACTGCGGAATAGCCGGTATATTTAATATCTTTAATCATAGAGAGTAACGATATATGATTGTTATATACTTAGTGTTGTTAGATACCATCTCCGAGCCACAAGGACACCGCAGCTCATTGGTGCGTTGAGCAACAGCAAGGACTGCATCTGTGATATGTTTGGAACATGTTCGGAAGGTTCCACATCGGCCACCTTTGGAGGTAGCCCATACGCTTCCGACGTGTCGCCCTACATAGTTGCCGGCACGGAGTTTTGCGTAGAGATACAACTCGCCTCCATCTTCAGCAATATCTATCACATCGCCCGGAGCGAGTGATAATTTCCGGGCGATGTGTGCTGATATATCAATCCGTCCATCGGAGCGGAATGTTATATCGTGTTTGCGTGAATTGGCTATAATACTTTTCATCATTGACAAAAATAGTGCTATTGGTTTGTGGAAACACTTTAAGTTGTGGATGTTAATGCTTTTACAAAGTCATCAACATCCATGTAATCAATGCCAAAGTTTTCTGCGGTCTTTTTGTCGCTGTCGGAAAACTGTCCTTCTTTTCCTGATGCATCACCAATCATCAGCATATTGGATTTTGAGAATGCCGCATTAATTGACTTCCATTGTTCTAACATGCCTGTGTTTGGCTTACGTCGGTCACAATTTGGGTCATTACTTTCACAAAACGTACCAGCACATAATACTTTTGAATAACTTCTGATAGCTTCCGTAACAAACCTTAGTTTTTCCATAAAGTCTGACTTTGTAATAAATCCTTTTTCAATACCTCCCTGATTTGTCACGACGATTACATAGTCAGGTCGCAATTTTCTGATGGCGTCAAGCACATCATACTTCAGCTTCATATCCCAAAGATCTTCCGGGAAGGTTTTACCACTCTTTGTTTTAATAAGAGTGCCATCGAGATCCGCAAATAATACTTTATATTTTTTCATATCCCTCCTCCTCTTCTTCTGTCTTTGGTGCTTTCGGACGTGGCATCCAATGGGTAACTTCGTCTAATATTGTGGAGCAGTCCTCATTTAAGTATTCGTCATGGTCGCCACATCTTAGTAACTTCCCGATGAATGGTTTAGACCAACCCTTTGCATAGAGGAAAACATTCTCCATAGGTTCTGGCTTCTCATCTTCTACACTTATCCAGTCGGGATGAGTATCCGCCCATACAACCCCTTCGATAAAGTCAGTTGATTTTTTATATTCTGTGCATATTTTAGCGACCATCTCCGATCTTTTCCGTATGCGCAGAGGGAATGTATCACTCAGTTCTTTCGCTTCCTTTATAACTTCTTTAATTTCTTCAAGTTCTTTCATTCTATCACTAACTATATCAATAGCCTTTTCAAATGTTTCTGTTTCCATAATTTAATCCTCCAAAATTATTTTAACTCTAAGTGGACTATTTTCAAAATTGAGTGATGGAAGCACGCTGCTATCTATTGTAAACAAGACGTTACCATTCCATACACCTTCGTAAAGTTTCGGTTTCTCCTGCGTGATATAGATACGCTCGTCATCGTCCTCATCCATTGAGGCCCACATATCCAATCCGTTCTTCTTGAACGCCCTCTCCGCATACTCAACGCCATCAAGGAACCGGCTGTCAAGTTTACCTCCCCATTTGTAGCAGTCCGGAATATTCTTATCCGCTAACATCTGCTTAATCTCTAACTCTTTCATAACTAATCTTTTTTAATGGTTATAACTATATTCATTGAGATGCCATCAATCTCTCGGAGAAGTCCAAGGACGGTCTGTACCTTTTTCATCACGTCAAGCTTGACAACATCCTTCGCTGTAATATTATTCATTCGCCAATATGCCTTATTGTGAACATCGTTGGCAGTATTCCTCATTTTAGAGGAGATTTTTCTTGTTTCCATAATTATCTACGACTATTACCGGTTAACTCAATTACGTTATATGTTTTGAAACGATCCACAAGACGGCCATAAGAATCACCTTTAGTGAAGCGAGCTATCAGCGCCGCCTCATCAAGATTGGTCGTAATGTGTGCGAACTTGCCCCATCCTGCCCAAATATCATTGCGCGCGAGTAAGAA